TTATGACAGTAAACGAATTAAGAAAGCTGGAAAACAGAAAACCATTTGAAGATCCAAAATACGATCAGCCCTATGAGCCGCCCCAAAAAGACGAAACTAAAGAACCACAGCCATTAAGGAGAAACGAGGCATGAAACACCTCAGAATCCAAAATAAATTAAACAGCAGCCCGAAGCTTCGGGCCTTTATGAAAACAGTGCCGGTCAAGGCTGAAGTGTCCGGCAACGAGGCCACGATATTTCTTTATGACGAAATAGACGATTTCTGGGGGGTGTCGGCCCAGGATTTCGTAAAAGAGCTCAATTCCATTACCGCTGATGTTGTGCACCTTCGTATGAATACCCCTGGCGGTGACGTATTTGCAGCCAGGGCGATGGAAACAGCAATCCGCCAGCATAAGGCCAAGGTGATTGCTCACATTGACGGCTTTGTGGCGTCTGCCGGGACTTACATAGCAGCTGCTGCAGATGAAGTGGAGATCGTGGAGGGCGGTTTTTACATGATCCACAACGCGGCATCCCTTGTCGATATCCTTGGGTATTTTTCGGCCCAGGACCTTGAGGCTCTCAAGCCGGAAATTGACAAACAGATTGACCTATTGGCCAAGGTTGATGACTCGATTGTCAACAGCTACGCCCAAAAAACTGGCAAGGAGACTGGCCAAATCCGACAATGGATGGCAGAAACTACCTGGTTTAATGCAGAAGAAGCCCTTGAAAACGGCTTTGTTGACCGGATTTATAAGGGTGAAGTTGCAGAAAATAAGTGGGATTTGTCCGTTTATGCCAATGCTCCAGACATCAAACCATCAAAACCGGCGATGGACAACCAGCCGTCGGATGTGGATACGGCGGCGCTGCTGCGGCGCTTAGAGCTTGAAATAAATCGTTAATACCAACACAAGGAGAACAAAACAATGAAGGGAATTCAGGCATTAAGACAAAAAAAAGCTGAGCTCGCTGCCAAAGCCAAAAAGCTTATTGATGAAAACGGCGGCGATAAATGGACCGATGATTGCCAGGCCCAGTACGATGAAACCATGCGCGAACTCAAAGCGGTCAATGGTGAAATCGAGCGGTTTCAGGCATTGCTGGAAGAGGCGGGCGGTAGTCTTGAAAATCTCGGTCTTGACGGTCAGAACGATCCTGACCCTGTACCTGCTGTGGCGGCTGGAGCCACACAAATTGAGGTCAAACACAAACCAGTCTACCGTAACGTCGGCGAACAGATGCAGGATGTACGGGCAATGACTCTCGACAATGAAGATGCGCCCAGGGCCAGGGACCGGTTTCAGAAGGTTGTTAATGCGGCCAGTGGTGCCAGCACCGGTGTGGATTCTGATGGCGGGTATCTGGTGGAAACTGACAAAGCTCAAAGTATTATGAAGACCGCCGTTGAAACCGGTGTTTTGTCTTCAAGATGCACCCGTCAGCCCATCGGTGCTAATTCTGACAGCTTTTCATATCTGGCGTTTAAAGATCGGGATCGCAGCGCCGGCACCATGCTGGGCGGCATCCAGGTATATCGCAAAAGCGAGGCAAGCAAGATGTCATCCAGTGGCAAGGCCGCCCTTGAAGAAAGAGAACTCCGCCTTGAAGACATGTACGGCCTGATTTATGTCACCAACCGCATGCTGCGAGATGCTGTGGCTATGGCTGAATACACCAAACAGGGCCTCCGCGATCAGCTCGCATTTAAACTTGACTACGAAATCTGGCAGGGCAACGGCTCCGGCCAGTGCCTTGGTGTCACCACGAGCGATCTGATTGTTTCGGTTGCAAAGGAGTTAGGCCAGAATGCGGATACTATCGTGGCTGAAAACGTGGTCAAAATGCTGGCCAGGTTCAAGGGCAACATCGCAACCGCTGCCTGGTTTATCAATCAGGACTGTATCCCTCAGTTTCCCCTTATGACCATTGGCGATCAGCCTGTTTTTGTGCCTGGCGGATCTCTTGCAAACGCTCCTTTCGGCGCATTGCTTGGCATCCCCATCGTGCCGATTGAGTTCTGCTCCACCATTGGGGATCTCTACGACATCGTCCTGGGGGATTTTAGCCAGTACCTGTTGATTGAAAAGGGCGGAGTTGAGGAAGCCGAAAGTATCCATGTTCGGTTCCTCTATGATGAATCCTGCTACCGGTTTATAGCTCGAAACAACGGGCAGCCCATGCATGATTCGCCGATTACACCGCTTAATGGTAGCAACACCCTGAGCCCCTTTGTGGCGCTTGCCGAACGCGGCTAATTAAATAATACACAACAAATCATCAGCATAAGGAGAAAAAACTATGCGAGGTTTTAAAACATTGTCCCAGAACATCCCGCCCATTGAGGCTATTTCACCGGGGACCACTGGCGATGCTGACAGGTATGGAGACTGGATCAGCCTTAAAAACGCCCCCAACGGTGTTGCGGTTGTGGTCCATGTGGACCAGGCCAATGCTGCACAGCCTACCATCTCTATTAATCAATCAACAAGTGTGGATGGAGGCGGCAGCCCCACTGATGAAAAAGCCATTGCCAAAGAGGTGCCGATTTTTACAAATCTGGATTGCGCTGGCGGCGATGCACTCACAGAACAGGATGCAGCGGTGTCCTATAAGCTTGATGCAGTCGTTAAGCACAAAATAGTTGTCATGGAGGTCAAGCCTGAACACTTGGATGTTGATAATGATTTTGATTGCATCCGGGTTAAGGTTGCCTCCAGCAACGTCGCAAACCTGATCAGCGCCATGTATCTGCCTCTTGGCCAGCGGTATCCGTCAGAATCCATGATCGCTGACTAAAAAAAAGGCTGAATTTGAATGGAGGCTAACGTGCGAGTACGACTAAGCAGTAGATGGGGGGCCAGATTGCCTGGCTCCATTGTGAGCGTGTCTACCGAGCGGGCTATATATCTACGCGATGTTTTGCGGATTGGCAAGATTATAGATCCCGTGCCCAAGGCAGCAGAAAGGGCGGCTGCAAAAAAAAATATTATTAACAACGCCCCTGAAAAGGAAAGTAAGAGCGAATGAGCGCGGTTATCATCATAGCGGGAGGCCCATCTTTAACTAAAGCAGATGTTGAGCTTTGCGAAAAGTCGGGCCTCCCGATGATGGGCATCAATAACGCATATCTGATAACCGACAAGCTTAAATACCATTACGCATGCGACACTAAATGGTGGAAGTGGGCATATAGCGCAGGTGAAGATGCACCGCCATACCCCCCACAGGATTACACTAAAAAATTCAGCTTGCAGCGAGAGTTTAATCCCAAGAGCCGAGAAAAAAATATTGATCCAGGATGGCCAGGCGTTTTTCAAATGCGCATGGCAGAACGCCAGGGGCTTAGTACGACATGGCCGTATGTATGCTGGGGCGGCAATTCCGGGTATCAGGCGATCAACCTGGCTTATCTGCTCGGGTATAAGCGGATTATCCTGCTCGGATATGACATGAAACCAAATGGCAAACAGTCACATTGGCACAAGGATCATATTTTTTCCGGGTCCACAAACCCGTGCAAAGGAACGTTTATCAGGTGGTTAATGGATTTTCAAGCCTTGGCAGGATCAATTAATAAAACAGATGCCACTGTGGTTAATGCCACCCGCAGCACGGCACTTGATTGCTTTCCGAAAATGCCACTGGAGGATGCTTTATGGCAGCAGTGAAACCAGCGGTTAAGGCCAGAGGTGATGAAATTTTAAAGCGGATTAAGGGTATCAAGCGCCCCATCGTGGCTGAAATCGGTGTAGCTACCGGCAACCTATCCAAGTATCTGCTCCGGATGCGCAAGGATTTAGAACTTTACATGGTGGACAACTGGCGGGCCGAAGCAGATCAGCCAGATCATTACCGTGCCACTCGGGACACAAACGCCCATGTGACGGCAGAAAAGCAGGAGCAAAGAAAAGCCTCGGCTTATCTTTTAGCAAGGGAGTTCAAAGGCCGGGCTGAAATTATCGAGACGGATTCCGTGTCTGCTGCCGGTCGCTGCCCGGATAGCTTGGATCTGGTTTTTATTGACGCAGACCATAGCTATGAGGGAGTCAAGGCGGACATTAAGGCCTGGCGCGGCAAGGTAAAGCCTGGTGGGTGGCTTGGCGGACATGACTATGCAAACACAGATCCCCGGTTTGCTTTTGGCGTCACGCAAGCAGTGGATGAAGTTTTCGAGAAGGTTGAGCTTGGCGCAAACTTTACATGGTGGGTGCGAATTTGATTATTGACCATGATCGGAAATTTATTTTTGTGCACGTGCCAAAGACCGGCGGGCAAAGCATAACCAGCGTGCTTGGGGGTAAAACACCGGACGTGGCTACGCACTCCCCTCTGTATGCCTATGATAATCCGGATTATTTCCGGTTTGGGTTTGTTCGTAACCCCTGGGACCGGATGGTCAGCCTTTATCATTTTCTATGCCAAAAGACGTTTAAGCAGTCTGATAATTTCAAACAAGATGAGGTCCGGGCGGCCGGATTTAAGGCGTGGCTGATGAATCATGAATTTTTCATGAAAGAAGACTACTTGCCTGCTGGCGAGTGCTGGGTAGTGGGTGGCAAGGATAAAGATCGCATGCTGCCCATGCAGCAGCGGTCTCAATTGTTTTGGCTTGATGGCTGTGATTTTATTGGCCGGTTTGAAAGCCTGGCAGAAGACTTTAGCAAGGCTTGTGAAAGGATAGGCATCAAGGCAAGGTCGTTGCCACATATAAACCCGACAAGGCATAAGCACTACCGGGAATATTACGACGATCAGACAGCCGAGTGGGTCGCCTGGTACTTCAGGGATGAAATCATCAAATTCGGATACGAGTTTTGAAAATCCTAACTGTCTATAAATCAGGCGGCGATTATAAGCCGGAGCATGTGGACACTCTAAAATCACAATGCGCTAAATATGCTCCAGGTGTTCCGTTTGTCTGCCTTGATGACGACTTGCTTTGCCATTCTTGGCCTGGATGGTGGTCCAAGATGGAAATGTTTAAGATCCCCGGTCCAGTGCTCTATCTGGATTTAAGCAATGTCATAACCGGCATGCTTGGGCCTCTGCTTAGGGCGGCTAAGGAATATGATTTTATCGTTAACCGAGATCCGAACGGGCATCAAAGGCTTGTGCAGTCTTGCGTTATGGCTTGGTCTGGCGACATACACTATCTGTATGAGATATTTCATGCTGATGCTGATCGTTACATGACAGAATTTTCAATTCCCCGCTGGTGGGGCGATCAAGGCTTTATTGAAAAGCATGCCAGGTTTTGGCAATACTGGCAGGATATTATGCCTAATGCTGTTGCAAGTTATAAAAAACACTGGCTGACCGGCAAGATAAAAAACCCGGTAATTATAAACTATCACGGCAAACCGAAGCCATGGGAGGTGGCATGATTACCCGCGTTGTTACACAACCACCTGTTGAGCCGGTAACACTGGCAGAGATTAAAGCTCATTTGCGGGGTATCACGCACAGCGATCATGACGAAGAATTATCCGGGTTGATTGCCGCAAGCCGCCAACATATTGAGCGCATCATTGGCCGGGCATTGGTGCAGCAGACGCGGGCAGTAAAATACCAGGCATGGCCGAAAGGCAACGTATTCGAGTTGCCATATCCGCCAATTCAGTCAGTAATGTCACTGAAATATACGGACACAGATGGCACGGAGTACACGTTTTCATCGGATAATTATAGCGTTGACGCTACATCTGAGCCGGGCCGGCTGGTTTTGGGTTATTCAAAGTCCTGGCCGTCTACAACCTTGCATCATCCGGAATACCCCATTGAGATTACATACGTCTGTGGGTATCCGGCAATTGAAGAGAGCCCGCCGGATTACCGGGCCAATATCCCGGATGGCATTAAAAACGCAATCAAGCTCGATGTTGAGCGACGGTATGACAAGCCTCCGGAAGGATACGCGGAACGGCTTGATCAGGTAATTGATATCCTCTTGGCACCTTATAAGGTTTGGTGGGCATGATCTCAGGCCGCATGGACAGAAAAATAACGATCAAACCGGCTGTGGCCACTCAGAACGAGTACGGCGAAGAAATAACCAGCCATCCGGAATCTGCATGGATCGAAACGTTTGCGGAAGTAAAGCAGCAGTCAGCTCGGGAAGTGTGGCAAGGCGGCAAGGTTTCGGAAACGGACACCTTGTTTCGTACCCGGTACATGGCCGGATTTGATGAAACCGCCCTGATCTCCTTTGAAGGAACAGATTATGAAATTACCGGCAAGCCCAGGGAGCTTGGCAGACAGGACGGCCTTGAAATCATGGCAAAGGCGCGAACATGACAACTACACACGAAAAAAACGCTCTTAATATCAGCGCCGAACGACTGACTAAGTTGCTGAAGGATTTTCCAGAACGTTTGCAAAGAGATATCATAAATGCCGCAGCCGCAGCCGGTGCCAATGAAGTAAAAAAGGCGGCAAAGCAAAACATTAAGGCCAACGGGTCTTTTAAAACAGGCCGCCTTTATGAGTCTATCCGCAGCAAGAAAAAGCGCGGCGTGCATGGTGTTTATCAGGTTTTTTCGGATAAGACAGCAGGATACAGCCACCTCGTGGAATTTGGAACCGGGCCCAGGAAGCTGGACAAGCCCAAGGATGTCAAGATTGGAAAAAACTGGGTGACAATCACTCACACCGGCACTATGCCTGCAAAGCCGTTTTTCCGGCCAGCACTCGACGAGAACCATAAGCGCGTCATGCAGGCAATAGCCAATCGGCTGGCAAAACGCATGGCAAAAGAAGCGGGAAAGATGGCCCAGGATTATCGCACACTATCAAAAAGCTATCGAAAGAAGATAGCAAAATGAAGCACTTGCCCGAGCAACGGTGCCCGACATGCAACAAGCTCTTGTACCGTGGATACCCCATGCGAATACAGATTAAGTGCGCCCGGTGCAAGTCGATTGTGTTCCACGAAATACTGGAGATGAAGCAGGATATAAATGAGCATCGAAACCGGATTAAGAACACACCTGATCAATAACGCTGCCGTGTCGGCCTTGGTTGGCTCCAGGGTCTACCCCATGCGACTGCCCCAGGGCTTTGCCCTGCCAGCTATTAGCTATCAGCGCATCAGCGGGCCACGTCAGTATGATTCAGTCGGTGCCACCGGTCGGGTGCATCCAAGGTTCCAAATTGATTGCTGGGCGGAAACTTATGCCGGCGTCCGGGATCTGGCGAACAAGGTCCGCCTGGCGTTAAATGGTCATCGCGGCCCCTTGGGGGGTGAGCCTAATGTGGGCAGTATTGAGCTTGTAGCAGACAGGGATGATTTCGAGGAAAACACGGAGTTTAACCGGGTGATCCTTGAATTTATCATTCCATATTTTGAAGAAACGTAAACCATAGAATAGGAGATTTAAAAATGGCTGATGTAAATGTTTATGCATCTAAAGGAATTGAACTGCAGAAAGGCGACGGCGGCAGCCCGGAGACTTATGCAAAAGTCGGCGGTGTGCAGGACATGCCCGCGATCCAGACAGCAAAGAGCGTTAAGGACCGGACGGGCGTTAATGACACAAACAGGGATAAAGGCCTTGGCATCGGAGAGCCGGGCAATTTCTCACTGACGTTGTTTTGGGACCCCGACGAGGCTTCTCACAGTTCCTTAATCACGGCTCACAACGACGAAACCAAGGATAACTACCGTATTGTTTGCCCTGACTCCCCCCCAACAGTCTATGAGTTCAAGTCATTGATCTCCAGCTATTCCACGCCATATGCCGGAGTAGATGGCGATCTGATGTGGGATGTCAATTTTGAGTTGGTGGAAAACGATTACGGTGAAATCGTGACCAAGAATCCAGCCTAAACCTGAAAAGATAACAGCCTGACCGCCATGAGCGGCTGATTCAAATCAAAGGAGAGAGCCTAATGAGCTTACTTACCAAAGACCAAATTCTTGAAGCAGACGACCTGGAAACAAAAGACGTATATGTCAAGCCCTGGGGCGGGCATGTGCGCATCCGCACAATGACAGCTTATGAGCGGGATCAGTTTGAACAAAAAATGTTTGCCAGTCGCAGTGGCAGCAAAAAAGACCGGGTTGATAACATTCGGGCAACCCTTGTTGCAATGGCAGTTGTCGATGAAGATGGCAATAGGCTGTTTACTGACAAAGATGTTAAGGCGCTGGCAAAAAAGTCAGCGGCTGCCATGGATCGAATTTTTGCTGAAACTCAAAAACTAAACGCCGTTTCCAATGAAGATGTTGAGGAAATGGCAAAAAACTCCGAAGAAACCCAAGACGAATTATCAGATGGCGAATAGCCATTAGCCTTGGGTTTC